ATGGTTATTGGTACAGAAGAATATTTTGTATATACACCAACAGCAAGTGGTACAACATTTGTAAATATGCCAGCAACAGAATTAGTTAAAGTTGCAAGTGATTCTATTTCTTATGTTCATTCTGGTATGGTAGATAATGAAAAACAAATTATTATAGGTTATTTATATAAGTCAATTAAACCATATAATCAACTTAGAATGATTGAAGATTCTCTTGTCATATATCGACTCGCAAGAGCTCCTGAAAGACGAATCTTTTATATAGATGTTGGTAATCTTCCTAAATTGAAAGCAGAACAATATTTACGTTCTGTAATGGAGAAGTATAAACAGAAAGTAATTTACAATTCTTCTACTGGTGAAGTAGAAGATCAGAAAAAACAAATGTCAATGTTAGAAGATTTCTGGCTTCCACGAAGAGATGGTGGAAGAGGAACAGAAATTTCTACGTTACCATCAGGACAAAATCTTGGTGAAATAGAAGATATTGAATATTTTAGAAAGAAACTTTACCAATCTTTAAGTGTTCCAATTTCTCGTATTGAGGGAACTGAACAAACAGCATTTAATCTTGGAAGAGCTACAGAAATTAATAGAGATGAAATTAAATTTACTAAGTTCATTTCACGTTTACGACATAGATTTTCTCATTTATTTACAGATTTAATAAGAATTCAATTACTCTTAAAAGGTATTATCAATGAAGAAGAATGGTTTGATATCAGAGATAATCTTGATTATATTTGGACAAGAGATTCACATTTTTCAGAATTAAAGAATAATGAAATTCTTAGAGAAAGATTTGAAATTCTTGCTGGTATGGAAGAGTATATTGGTAAATATATTTCACATGAATGGGTAAGAAAAAATATTCTTCATTTAACAGATGATGAAATAGAAGAAATGCAAAAACAGATTGATAACGAAAAAGAAGAAGAACCTTCTGATGAGGATGATATAGACACAGAGGATTTTTAATGTCACTAAAAGAATCAAGTTTTATAAAAAATTATAAGAAGAAATTTATTATTCATGATTTAAATAATGTCAAAGAAGCAATTCATTATGCATTTAAATTGACTGATAATTATGGTATAAATAAAATTAATAAAGCTTTATTTGAAGCTTCTATTAAATATAATATTGATGAAGATATATTAATAAATAATATTGATAATTTTTTTGAAAGGAATAATAATGAGTGATTTAAAAAAAACAATTTTTCAAAATATTTTAGATAAGAAATTTACGAAAGCAAATAAAGACTTTGATGGTATTATGAAAGATAAAGTTTTTAATGCTATTGATGATATTAAAAAACATTTTGTATACAATCCATCAGATGCTTCTGAACCAGAAAAACCAGAAACACCATCATCAGATAAATAAGTAGAATGGATAATATAGAAACACAATATGAAGTGATGTCAAAAGCTGCTCGTAAGAAGATGGCTCGTATAATGAAAATGAAGGGTAAAATGATTGCAAGAAAACGTGAAATTTCTATGAAGAAAAAAGCAAGTCCAGAAAAAATATTAAAGAGAGCACAAAAACAAGCTCGAGATATGCTTGCACAAAAGATTTTAAAAGGTAAAAGCAAATCATCTTTATCACAATCAGGCAAAGTAGCTTTAGAAAAAAAATTAGATAAAAAGAAAGCAGTTATTAAAAGTCTTGCAAAGAGACTTATACCAAAAGTTAAACAAGCAGAGACAGCAAGACTAGCAAAACAAAAGGAGGAATAAATGAAACTTATTACAGAACATATGAGTGATGTAGAATATATTGTTGAAGGAAAAGGAAAACAACAATATATTAAAGGTGTATTTATGCAGGCAGATGTAAAAAATCAGAATGGTAGAGTTTATCCTTTTTCTGTTCTTCATAGAGAAGTAAAAAATTATAATAAAAAGTATGTGGAAAAAAGTAGGGCATTGGGAGAACTTGGTCATCCTATGGGACCTACAATAAATCTTGACCGAGTTTCTCATCTTATAACTGAACTTTATGAAGATGGAAAGAATTTTATTGGGAAAGCAAAAATTATGGATACACCAAATGGTAAGATTGTAAAAAACCTTTTGGAGTCCGGTGTTCGTCTTGGGGTAAGTTCAAGAGGATTGGGAACAGTTAAAACAAATAAACAAGGTGTGAATGAAGTTCAAAAAGACTTTGTTCTATCTACTATTGATGTTGTTGCTGACCCTTCTGCACCTGATGCGTTTGTAAATGGTATTATGGAAGGAAAAGAATTTAGTGTTACTGGTGAAATTGAATATAATATTCAACAGGAAATCAAAAACACGGACTTAAAGAAATTAGATGATAAAAAACTTAAATTATTCAAGAAATTTCTCGGAAATCTCTAATCTTATAAATATATATAGACTTAAAACACAACCTTAAAGGAGTAATAACATGGCTAACGAAGAAACCCTAGAAGATGGACAAAGTGACGAAGAGTTGGAAAAAGAAATTATGGAAGTTGCCAAAAAGTCAGCTAAAAAATCTAAATCTGTTAAAAAAGAAAATGAGGATGAAGAAGATGTTGAAGAAACTAAAAAGACTGTTAAAAAAGAATTTGGACATGATGATGAAGAAGATGATGAAGATGAAGAAGAAATGGAATCTAAAAAATCTAAAAAAGAATCCAAAAAGTCCGACAAAAAGAAAGTTAAATCCGAAGAAGAAGACGATGACGAAGAAGAGGACGAAGACGAAGTTGAAGAAAAGAAATCTAAGAAGGAAGATATCGAAGTAGACGTTTCTGCTGATGTTTCAGCACTCGTAGATGGTGAAGAACTTTCTGATGAATTCAAAACAAAAGCTGCTACAATCTTTGAAGCTGCTGTTAAATCTAAAATTTCTAATATTCGTAAACAGATTCGAGAAGAATCTAAAAAAGAAAATGACGAGCGTATAGAGTCTATGCAATCTACTATGGTAGAAAGTATGGATAATTATCTTAATTACGCAGTAAAAGAATGGATGGAAGAAAATAAACTCGCTGTCGAACAAGGGGTTCGCAACGAAGTTACAGAGAGTTTTATTTCTGGTTTGAAGAAGTTGTTTGAAGAACATTATATTGATGTTCCTGATGATAAAGAAGATGTATTTGAAAGTTTAGTTGTTGAAGTTACCGAGTTGGAAATTAAACTTGATGAACAAACAGAGAAGCATATGGATACCGTGAAAGAACTTAATACATATAAAGCTGCTCATATTTTCAAATCAATTTCTGAGGGAATGGTTGATACTGATGTTGAAAAATTTGTTGAATTGGTCGAAGATGTTGATTACGATACAGATGAACAATATCGTGAGAAACTGAATACAATCAAGAACAGTTATTTCAAATCAGATAAAAAAGATGTTACTGATAATAAGAAAACTGCCGGTACTAACAATCCAGTTGTAGATGGAAAAGGTGATGGTCGTATGGATAGTATCATGAGTGCAATTTCTAATTTATCTAAAAAGTAAACTAATTCATGGAATGATTGAAAACAAATTTAATTAATTAATCAAATTTTTAAGGAGTAAATAATATGTATCTTGCTGAAGATATTAAAGAAAAATGGGCGGGAGTTATGAATCATGACGACCTTCCAGAAATTACAGATCCCTATAAACGGGATGTAACATTGCGTCTGTTGGAAAATCAAGAGAAGTTTCTTAAAGAAGCTGCTCCTACTAACAGAACTGGTAGTGAGATAGACAACTGGGATCCTATTCTGATTTCTCTGGTTCGTAGAGCTATGCCTCAGATGATTGCTTATGATGTTGCAGGTGTTCAACCTATGTCAGGACCTACTGGACTGATTTTTGCATTGAGATCAAAATATACTGCACAAGCATCTGGTGATACTAATGATGCTTTTGGTGCTCTTGGTACTGGTGCAGATGAACCTGATACTGATTTTTCTGGACAAAATGCAGCTTCTGATACTTCCGGTTCTGTAGATCATGTTGATCTTACTAGTAGTACTAATCCTTTTACTGGTACATGGACAACTGGTGATGGAATGGAAACAGCACAAGCTGAAGCTCTTGGTGATGCATCTCCAAATTCTTTTGCAGAGATGGCATTCACCATCACACAAACTTCTGTAACTGCTAAATCACGGGCTCTTAAAGCTGAGTACTCAACAGAGTTGGCTCAAGACTTGAAAGCAGTTCATGGTTTGGACGCTGAAACAGAATTGGCTAATATTCTATCTACTGAAATTCTTAATGAAATCAACCGAGAAGTTATTCGTACAATTTATTTTGCCGCTAAAGCAGGCGCACAAGTTGATACGACTGCTGCAGGTACTTTTGATTTGGATACAGATTCCAACGGTCGTTGGTCTGTTGAAAAATTTAAAGGATTGATGTATCAAATTGAACGTGACCGGAATGAAATTGGACATACAACTCGTAGAGGTAAAGGAAACTTTATGATTTGTTCTGCTGATGTTGCTTCCGCAATGTCTATGGGTGGGATGCTCGAAACAGGTCATAATTTGAAAGTAGATGATACAATGAATACTTATGTTGGTATGATGAATGGTATGAAAGTTTTTGTTGATCCTTACTACACTTCTGGTGTTGGTCAGTTTTATGTTGTTGGTTATAAGGGTTCAAGCCCTTATGATGCAGGAATGTTCTATTGTCCTTACGTTCCGTTGCAGATGGTTCGTGCTATGGGAGAACAAACTTTCCAACCGAAAATCGGTTTTAAGACTCGTTACGGTCTTGTTTCTAATCCGTTTACGGCTATTACTACTGGTGCTAATACATACTACAGGAAAGTTAAAGTTACAAACTTAATGTAACTTAATGAACAATTAATTAAATATAGGGACTTTCGGGTCCCTATATTTAATATTGTTTTATCTTACTGCTCAGCTAACTTCTTAAAGTATTCCATTGTTTCAGAAGTCTCACCAGTAGGTTTTACTGTTTCCTCTTCCACATCAATAGACTCTTCAAATCCAGAATCAGAACCAATTACAGTATTAAACCGTGCTTCAAGTTCTTGATAAGATTTGAATTTATCTTCACTTACAATATCTTGAAGTAAATACTGTTTCTTCCAGATAGTTTCACACTTCTCATCATCACCCAATTTAGATTGACCAGCAAACTCTGACTTATCATAATTTGCATAACCATCTACTTGACGAATCTTAATCTTAAAGTTAGCACCTTCCGAGAAATCAAAAGGATTCAAAGGTGTTTCATCTTTAAATTCTGGATTCATAACACCAGTAATCTTCTCAAAGATTTTCTTACCATAACGAAACAAGAATACTTTTCCTTCATTCTCCGCATTAGCACTATCTTCCAATACAAGAATGTTAGAATAATAACTTAATTTACGTTTACGATCTCTAGCAATGGTTTTATCTGATTCAATACCAGAATTCCACAATGCTGTATTAGCTTTTGATACAGGATCATCTTTACCAAGAGTGGTTAAAGAATTCTCAATATACCATCCACCAGGACCTTTGAAACCATGTGACCACATTTGAACCCATGGAACATCTTCATTTTGACCAGCAGGAAGGAACCGAATAACTGCATAACCATTACCAGACTTATCACGTTCACATTTCCAGATACGGTCATCTTCATAGGAAGGTTTTTCTGCAAGTTTTTCGATTTGTTTAGTGAGGAAATCTAGGTTGGACATTCTATTCTTTTTTAAATCTTTAAAACTACTCATATTTTACTCCTTTATTACGTTATATTATTTTATATTACTTAGTATCATTACAAAAGTCGATTAACCTCCTTTCTAAATTGGAAGTTTAGAAGATTTCTTAAACATATTAAGTTCTTCAGCTTCAGCTTCTATTTTATCTTTTATTGATTTGTTTAACATTTTTGCTACTTTTTCAATTTCACCATCAACTGATTCTGTATATTCCAAGATTGCTTCCATATATGATATTTTTTTTTTCTTAACGATTTCTTCTATTGTCAATGAAATATCTATACTCATTTAATATTTTTCACATTATCACAAATTCCAAGTTTTTTTGCTTCTTTAGCATTTAACCAAACATCTTCTGGAGGTAATAAATATTGTCTTATTTGTTTTTCATTTAATCCAGTACATTTCTTATAATGTGTAATTATTCTTTCAGTTGTTAATTCATACTCTCTAACAGTAGCAAAAAGTTCATGTTCTTTTCCGTATGTACCCCAAGAATATTGATGACTTAATATACTGGTATTAGGTGTTAATATTCTATGTCCTTTTTGACCAGCAATAAACATTGCGAATGCTGCTGACCCAACCATTCCAAGACCAGTAGTATATACTGGAATTGGACTACCTCTCATTATATCAATAACTGCAAAGGCCGCATTTAAATCACCTCCACCAGAATTAATTATCACTTGTAAATATTTTGGTTTTGGTGTAATTAAATTTTTTGTAATAATAAATGAAATTAAATCTTTACATGAGTCATCATTAACATGAGTCATAAATAAATATATATTATGCTCTTCCGTTGTAGAAAGTGGTGGTAGTTGAGAAAATTGTGTATGATCTGGAGATTTATTAGCCATGAAAAACTCCTTTAGTTATTAAGATAATCTTTCCAAAAAATATGGTCACCTATCGTTATTACTTTAAGCATTTTACGGTTCCAATACGGATTAACGTCTAAATTATGATAATGTGTTGCACCATTTAAAAAATCATCTATCACCCACGGCTCACCAAAATGTGTAATATATCCTCCTGGTTGCTTCAACATAGCTCGTGCAATCAATAAAGATATTCCCCATGCAATTTTTTCTTTTGGTACATCTGCTAAACCATCACAATACCAAGAAAACTGGCACATATTTCTTTTTAGTTTACCATTTTTATATCGGCTAGCTTGTTCAACAACTCTACATATAGTATTAGGAAATCGTTTACTTTTCGCACGATTAATAGTTACAAGCGCTACAGCAATTTGTCCCTTAGTCGGTTGATCTCTTGCTTCAAAATAAACATTCTTAGCCAGACAATTAACTTCATTTTTATATTCATACAAAAGAGGTTGATAAGGTGCCTTCTTACTAAAAGCAGTACATGAAACCAAAATTAAACACAACAAAAATATTTTTTTCATTTTAATCACCAATCTGGTGTTGTTCCTGTAACAATATAATAAATTATAGCACCAACAAAATAAATAATTGCCGGAAGAAGTAAAAATTCCATAATATCACCAAAAATAAATAAGTCCCCAAATAATGCCGCTAAGTAATGTTAAATCTGCAACGACACACCAAACTATATAAAGTCTAAATAGTATCTTTGAATATTTGCTTTTCTTTATGCGTAGAAGCAGGGTCCGGAGGAGTATCATTATCTTCTCCTTCTATTCCATTGTGTAACATATTTAAATAAATTTCTCGTTCCATAACTTCTATTTTCCTTTTAAGTGGATTAAATATTCTTTCAAATGGATACCTATCCATAAGTTTCAATTGTCTATATTTTATTTTGAAATTATATTTATCTTCAACTTTATACATTAGAGATTTCATTCTGTACAAAGA